ACAAAGATATATTTATAGTAAGATAACAAGAATTAGAAATGAACAATAAGCAATTAATTAAAGTAATAAAAGCACTAGTTGAGGTAGAAGTTGCCAAAAAACAAACGCTATTTTTGTCTAAAACGTTCCCTAAAATCTTAGAAGCGGAAGTTAGTAAAAGATTATTAGAGGTTACAAGGACATCAAAAAAAGTATTAAAGAAAAAAGTATTAAAGAAAACGGTACAAGACCCATTTGATAAGGCAAACGAACTTCTTAGAATGGAACAATTACAAATACCAGCAACACAAATACAAGAAAACGTACAAGTACAACCAAGACAGTTTACCAAGAATGCAATACTAAACCAAGTATTAAATCAAACTAAGCCATTCTCGAAAGAACAGAGAAGTGGTGGGGGTGGAACAAAATCGGTATTAGATAATTTACCTAAAACAGTACAACAACCAATGGTTCAGGAAAACACACACATACCATCGTATATGGATGCTGAGCCAGATATTGACCATACAGTTAATATGAGTACATCATTAGGAGCAGGTGGACCGGAAGCAATGAGAGCTCAAATGGCTCACAAAATGGGATATCAACCAATTGGTACTCAACCAAATAAAGCTGGATTAGGAGTACAAACTGGATTACCTGGTTTGGATAGAATATTAAATAGAGATAACTCGGAACTTGTTAAAAAGTTTAAGAGATAAATAGGGAGAATTAGATGGCGTACATTCTTGATAAAAAAATAGTAAAAGATACGGATGAGTATAGTAACCATGCGTATGGAATTACTTTGCCTGTTTCACCTGGGAATGGTTCGATGTTCGGACAATCATTTTCATCATTTGAAGCAGCAAAGAGTAATTTAAAGAATTTACTATTAACAAATAAAGGAGAACGTCCATTTCAACCTGAGTTTGGTACAGGCCTTCAGAGTTTATTATTTGAACAACTGGATGGTGATTTAGAGATCAAACTTGAAAGTTTAATAACAGATAGTGTTAATTATTGGTTACCGTATATCGATATCGATGAAATAGAAGTAGATATGACGGATGAAATGAAAGATAGAAACATGGCCACAGTAAAACTCACGTTTTCAGTTGGTGGACAATTTGAAGCACAGGAATTAACATTCAATATAGAGGCATAACAGAAATGGCATTAAATCAAATAACAAAAAAATCAAATCAAGGTAGGGATATAAAATACCTAAATAAAGATTTCTCTCAATTTAGAGAAAACTTAATTGATTACGCAAAAACTTATTTCCCACAAACACATTCTGATTTTAATGAATCTTCTCCTGGGATGATGTTCATAGAAATGGCATCATATCTTGGTGATGTATTATCTTATTATACAGATGATACATTGAAGGAATCTTTAATGTTATATTCCGAAGATAAGCAAAACGTGGTTGCACTGGCTGAATATCTTGGTTACAAGCCAAGAGTAACATCTGCATCTATTGTACAACTGGCAGTATATCAAACAGTACCATCAACGGGAGTTGGCAGTGAAGTTAAACCTGATTTGGATTATTTATTACGAATCAATGAAGGTATGGTTGTTATATCTTCATTGACAGGAACTCGATTTAGAACATCAGAATTACTTGATTTTGCAGTAGATGATGAACGAGAAATTTCAATTTATCAAAGTAATGACGGAACACCAACTTCATATTTAGTAAAAAAATATGTTGGTGCAATTTCTGCAGAATTAAAAACAATTGAATATGACTTTGGTAATACACCAAGTCAATTTTCTAAAATCCAAATTGGAGATAGTAATGTAATTGATATATACGATGTAAGAGATTCACAGGGAAATAAATGGTATCAGGTTCCGTATTTGGCACAAGAAATGGTTTATGTTGATTATGCAAATTCGGAACAAAATGATAAGGATTTGGCACAATTTAAAGATTCGGTTCCAAATGTTCTTAAAGTTTTAAAAACATCACGAAGATTCACAACTAAAGTAAATCAAGATAATACAACAACACTTGTGTTTGGTGCAGGTAACTCAACATCAGGAGATGAGACATTAATTCCTAACTTTAAAAATGTAGGATTGGGCCTAAATTCTTCTATTGATAAAATGGGTGCATCATTTGATCCATCTAACTTTTTAAAAACAAAATCATATGGACAGGCCCCTAAAGGGAAATTCACCGTATCGTATTTAGTTGGTGGTGGTGTTAAATCAAACGTTGGCGTTGGGGAATTGAACAATATTGAAACTATTTCATTCGATGATGATGGTACTTCGTTCCAACAAAATGAATTAGCACTATATCGTGTATCAAAAAGTTCGGTTGCATGTGATAATGAATCACCTGGAACAGGAGGTCGAGGAGGTGACACAATCGAAGAAATCAGAGAAAATGCATTGGCAAACTTTGGTTCTCAAAACAGAGCAGTAACACGAAAAGATTATCAAGTAAGGGCATTATCATTACCTCCAAAGTATGGTGGTATAGCGAAAGCATATTGTGCACCAGATGGTGAGTTGGATAATAATTCTCCTGCTTCTATTCTAAGTAATCCAAATTCCCTTGAGGAATTTACTGGATTGGTTCAATCATTGGGTGGTTCTAATAAAACGGAAGAAGAAATAAAATCAGAAGTAACAAAGTTTCTGGGTGGTAAGAAGGGAAATACTAATGAAAAGAATAATCCGTTTGCTATTAACCTATATATACTTGGATATGATTCTGATAAAAATATATCAACATTAAATCAAGCAGTTAAGGAAAATCTAAAAACATATATTAGTGAATATAGAATGCTAACAGATGGTGTTAATTTAATTGATGGGTATGTTATAAATATCGGAGTTGATTTTGAAATCCGAGTTTATGGTGGATATAATAAAAGAGAAGTGTTAGTTAAGGTACAACAGAACTTAGCAAGATATTTTAATATAGATAATTGGACATTTAACATGGCCATTAATATTTCTGAAATAGAATTATTGATTGCAGGTGTTGAGGGAGTTCAATCTGTTCCAAAGTGTGAGATAGTAAATAAATGTTTAGGAAGTTACTCATCACACTCATATAATATATCAGATGCAACTAAAGGTAAAATGGTTTATCCATCTTTAGACCCATCGATATTTGAAGTTAAGTTTCCTAACAAAGATTTAAAAGGGAGGGTAGTATAATGTTTTATTTCGTAACGGCATCAAAAGATGCATCAATTTATTTACAACAACCATCCCAAAATACAGGTAGGGATGAGATATTGGAAATATCAAAAACGTATTATGGTAATCTAAAGGATGTATCACATTCATTGATTCAATTTAATACAAATGAGATATCTGCTTCAAACGCAAGTGGGGAAATATCGGTACATTCTGCAGAGTTAATACTTAGAGAATGTGAATCTATTGAGATTCCAACCGATTATACAATATATGCACATCCAATTTCACAATCATGGGATGTTGGTTTGGGTACTCGTTTTGATAAAATATCAACAGATGGTGTAACGTGGAATAAAAGAACAACATCTGCTAATTGGTTAATCGGTTCTGCTTCTTTGGAGAGTTCTGGTTCACATAATGGTAAGGGTGGAATGTGGTTGACTGGTTCATCTGCTTCTCAATCTTTCTCATATTCATCAACTGATATATCAATGGATGTATTAGACCCAATTAAATCTTGGGTATCTGGCTCAATTCCAAACAATGGATTGATATTAAAACACGATTCAACATTAGAGAATGATACAGAAGATTACGGTCAGTTAAAATTCTTTTCAAAAGAAACAAATACTATATACCAACCTAAGTTAAGAATAGGATGGGATGACTCTACTTATAATACTGGTTCTCTTACAGAACTTACCTCCGATGATATCCATGTAACGTTTAAGAGATTAAAAACTACATATAGGAGAGGAAGCAATCCTACAATAAGAGTTGTGGCAAGAGAAAAGTATCCACTTAAGACATATACTAATCTATATGCATATAATGATATTAAGTATTTACCAACAACCGTGTATTACCAAATTAAAGATGTAGTAACCGGT